TTATTTTATCTCCACAATATCCTTCAAATTAATTTTACTTAAACCAGTTTCTTCGTATAAATGTAGTGTTTGTGTGTGAACATCTACTTTATGAATGCAACCCTCTTTAGTTTTAATATATCCATCGACAAAATAACGTAATTCAATTTTAGGGTCATTGTACATTTTAAATATTAACTTATCATTTAAATCATTTAATTGGTGGTCGCTTAATGATGGTCTATCAATCTTATTTTGGTCTTGTATGTATTGCTCTAATCTCTCGTATTGTTCGGGCATCGTTTTAAAAGGTTGCCACTTAGCCATGCCACGCCCTTTCGGTATACGTGGATTAAGATATTCTCTAGGAATGTTACGGTAATCAGTTTCGTATTTATATTTATCTGGTGCGTCAGGATTTACTGCTTTCATATTATCACCTCATGAACATAATAGAACACTCGTTCGTATATGTAAATAAAAAATAGCTCATTTATTCTTTTCTGTTTACTTTTGTTATTGGTAAAGTAAAGTTGAATATTGTTGATAAAAATGCGCTCGTAATCAGTGCTGATAATGCGTAAACCCAAAAATTAGAAACTTCTGCGCGAGCCCATTTCATAACATCTACCCCATTGAAAGAAGTTATAACTAATATGACCATCACGCTAATCATATAGGTATTTATTGCTTGTATATTTTTCAATTCTATTTCTTGAACTTTTTTGCAATATTTACGATTATGCCCTTCATAAAGTTTCTCAAATAAATATGTGAATAATATAGGAATCACGAATAAAAGTGCTTCACTTTTACTTTTATCGCTAATTAAAATGTAAGTATAGTAACCTAGTAAAGAATAAGAAAAAAACTGTAGAAACATTACAAAATAAAATACGTTAGTCTTCCTCATAATGAATGAAGTCCTCCTTTTACGTGTTTCATTCATTATATATTGCAAAACTTAAAAATACCATAAAAATTAGGGGAAGCACATAAGTACCTACCCTTATAATATGTATTATTAATATTGAAATTGAGTTTCTTTTTTTACAATACTTTCAATTTTACTTTCTAATTCAGAATATAAATCATGCAACAAACCATAATACAGCTGGCTATATGACATGTATTCGTTGATATCATTAATATTTAGATTTCCTTCTTTTGCTTTTTTAAGCAAGTCTTGAGGTTTACTATATTTAATGTAATTATCAAATTCTATATAATTTGCTTTTTTGCCGTTTGTTTCAATGTGAACATTTTCAAAATCAATTTTAAAATTCGGCACTAAAAGCAATTTTCTTTTTATTTGAGGTAGATAATTAATTTTAGTTTTGTCATTTTCAAGTATTGATAAATTATGTTCATACCAAGTGGTATCTGTAGCTTCAATTTTCTTTTTTAATACATCTGTAAAAAAACTATAATGAGCTGTTCTTATGTGATTATTTACTGTAACCCATTTTGACAAGGTATCATGCAATTCGCTTAAATTCTGGATTTGTAAATCATTAATTTTCGATTTACGATCATTAGTATATGTTTTTTCTAGTTGTTTTTTCATTTGATTCTTAGCTAATAAAGATGCTAAAAATGGAGTTAAAAGAACCGTGACAATCCAACTTATTATTTGAAATGGCCAATTAATATGTTCCAAGATATAACTCTCCTTTCCTTTTTTAAATATTTATCCAAATTTGATATAGACTAAAAAAGAGCAGACACGGGACATGTGCCTGCCCTTGTAGTATGAATACAATTAAATTATACCATTAGTTAACTAAAATTACCCCACGCATCTCCAACTCTACTACCATTTCCATTTGAATTACCAATCGGCATGTAAACACGTGCGCCGCTATTTACTGTCCATGCAATCCAAATATAGCCGTCATAATCGTACACTTCATCATAATTAACTGATTGACCGTATTGTAACTGACCTGCAATTTCCCAACCTGTCCATGGTCCATGATATCTCGTATATATAAAGCTTCGGTTCCCTTCCGAATCTAACGCCTTACAAGTAAACGTTGCTTTCTCTGGTTTCCATAGAATATTATGTTTATTCTTTCTCCAACCATTACCTACTTTCTCTCCACTTTCTTTATTAAAGTCATTTTTATCTTGTTCAGTAGGAATCGTTTCTCTATCTGGAACATCGCTACTTGCAGGACTACCTGCTTTTAATGCTGGGTTGTTATAATACTTTTTGATTTCTTTAATAAAGTAATCTTTCAATTGATTCACAATAGATGTCGGTGCTGCGCCTTGTCTGACTGGGTCAAAACCAGTATGCAATGCCATGCTACGATGTGGACAAGCTGTAGGCACAAACTGACAATGTAACATAACAGTTTCTCTATTTACTGGTAAACCATAATAAAGTAAATCAGCTGCAGCTTTTTTAAATACTGCTTGTTCATTAGCCATGAAATCTTTATTATTAGCACTCATTGATTCATTGACCTCATATCCAATAAAAGCATTGTTACCATAAGCATTCGCTACATGCCAACCAACGCTGTATGTGTCAATTGCACGCCATACTGTATTTCTGTCAATATAATAATGGGCTATACCTGCTTCATAGCGTGCTACTGATGCATTACGTAAGTTATTATAATCTTGATTAGCTGTGGCATTGCCTGCTGTATTGTGGATTACAACACCTTTCACATTACCACTACGGTTAGGCATTTTATAGTTGATAGTATGATTGATTGTTTCAATCTTAGTCGATTTCTTACTTGCACCTTTTTCAGCATCTTCATAAGGTGGTCTAATAACACCTAAGAAATTACTATATTCATGATCTTCAACAAATGCTGCTGGACTACCTTTAGTTAAGCTTTCGTTATACCAGTTTTGGTCTATACTATTAAAGTAAGTTCCATTCGCTTCTGTGACTATTCCTGTATGTCCATATCCACCACCAAAAACAAATATATCTCCTGGTTGAGGTATTTGTTTTTTTCCTTTAATAACTTGAAATTCTTTTGGCCATTTATAATTAATAAAATCTTTCGCATTTCCTTTTGGGTGAACCCCCCAATATTTTTTAGTAAATTCAATAATAAATGTCGCACATTGTGCCCCGTAAGGTTGTCCGTCAGTAAGTCTGTTACCAATATTTTTAACAGCCCAATTTACACCGTCTATTTTCTTCATTTATATACACTCCTTATTTTATATTTAAGTCTTTTAATGTTTTTTCTTGATTTTTAGCTTTCTTCGTTACAACAAATGTATTTTTATAAACACCATAAAATGTTAATGCCACTGGTATTCCTGTATTAAGCAAATTCACCCATGCATCAACTTTTTGTGGATTAATCCATTCAGCACTAATTCCTGATGCATTTAAAGCCATATATAATGCACCTAAAAAACCACCAATTAATGCTATAAATTGTTTTAGTTTGTCTTTTTCCATTTCATTACCTCCGTTTAAAATAAATAAGGGACGCTGAGAAACGCCCTATATTACTTTGAGAAATGTATTTACTTATCTTTGTGCATAATAAAAAGCCGACTCAATGAGCCGACCTTAAAATTTAATTATTTACAATCTCCAAACCAAAAACATTGCCAAAAGCTTCCACCTAATATGAATTTGAACATGGTTTTCACCTCCTTTAAATACCTAGCCAACTTCTAACTAATGCAATAATTAAAGAACTAAACAATGTAAAAATTGTCCCTATTATTAACCATTTAAGTTGCTTGAATTCTTTACGACTTTCTTCTTTATGAAGCCTTTCAGATTCCCTCTCTTTATTTATGGAGTCTAAAGTGAAATCCATTTTCTGATTTGTTAATTCTTGGGTGTGTTGCCCTCTTTCGATTTCTCTTAGTGAGTTGTGAAGTTTTTCGATAGCGTTATAAACTTCTTTTCTATCTTCTTTTATTGTTGTCTCTATATTTCTAAACCGTTTATCGTTATATCTGTCTTTGTCCTCTAAGATACCAACCCGTCGCTCAATATCTTTTGTTCCATCCACACTCAACATGCCACCCACTTTCTATAAAATAAAAACCACAAGCCTAAGCCTGTGGTTGTTCTGGATATTTTTCCCCAGTGATTTCTGTATATTGTTCTTTAGTTATTGCGTCTAACTCAACATACGTTTGAATGTCCTCGTTTGTGTAACAGTTAATGTCATAAAAATATTTAATTGAATCGAATCCTGGATACATAATTTATTCCCCTTTCAATTTGGCAATCTCTAATAATGTGTCTGCTTGTTGTTGCTCTAACTGTTGTATGCGTTTTTCTTTTTTAGTTAATTCCAAATTAACTTTCGCCTGTTCTTCTTGTGAAGTTATCAATCTCGCTGCTGTTTTAGTTACTTGCATTTGCGCTTGTGCTAACATATATTCTATTGCACTTGGTTTATGATCTTCTTTTCCATCTTCTTTAATAGTAGAACCATGCCATTGTTCACCATCAAATATTCTAGGAGGGAATAAATTGCTAGGGGGCATTATATCTGTGTATTGATATAAACCTTGTCTCTTCAAATCATCAACTAACAATTCTCCGTTATCATTAGTTTTTACTAAAAATGCGTTGCCATTATAATCAAATACCTGTTTAAACATTTAATCACCCCACTATAAAAGTTAATTGACCATATATAAAGTTTCCAATTGCAGCTGTATTACTATTATCTTCCCAAATTTTAAATACTTGGTTTACTTCATCGTAACTACCTTTTATTGGGTTTTTCCCACTATTACCATTGGTTCTAGCTAAAAAACTAAAAGCGTATTTAGGCGAGTAATTTGAAGGTAAAGAGAACATAGGCGAGCCGTTACTTAACAAATTGCTAGTAATCTTTGCGTTAAAAATAATTGTACATACATCATTTTTAATTCTGTATTTTGAAGGTCCAATCGAGTCTGCTTGAAATCCACTCATAAGGGGTAAATCTTGCCAACCTGTATCGTATAGTTTCAAATCGATAGCTTCATTTAACGTTTTTATAGCTTCATCTATTTTTCTTTGCGCTCCAATTGTAGTTTCAATATCTTTCGTGTTTTCAGCGGTGATAAACTCTCTCCAACCGCGGTCATTTCCATTGGAATGTATAGTCTTTATATAATGTCTATTATGAAAATTTTGTGTAAAACGTATTTGTTTTAGCCCATTACTAGACTCAAAAATGTCAAATGATGCTATATAGGAATCTCCATTTGAATCAGGAGGTACGCCTACACTAGCATTGTCGTAAGGTATTGTTGCTTCATAAAGACCAGGTGGCAAAGTTTCTATTTTTACTTCTAAAGTTCCTAACCACTTTCTTTTTCCATCATCTAAAGTGAAACCATATTTTTGCCAAGTTTCTGTTTCCGTAGATTTTAAATAGCCACCAGCTAGAACATCATCGTTAAATTGATTTATTTTTGTATCAATATCATTTTTTGCAGTATTCAATCCATTTACATATTCATCGCCTTTTAACTCTATTTCTTCTAGTTTTGTATTAGCTAATGTGCTTAATTCTTCTAAACTATTAGTTTTAGCAATATCTATATCAGATAACCCTTTTGCTCTAGCTTTTTCTAATTCTGTAACATAATCGGTTCCATTAGCCATAGCTTCTTCAATTTTAGTCATTTGATTATCTATTCTAATTTCTAAATCATCGAATTTTTTAATGTAAACCAATTTAGTGTCAGCACCGAATGATTCAACTAAACTTTCTGCAATATTAAAAGAGAACAACCGTTCAACGACAGTGTCCTCTTTACCTTTTATAGCTATTTCAACTTGTCCAGTTACTTTCCCAGTATGCTTTAAAAATTCACTAGGTATCGTGTATTGGATTATACCGTTCATTCCATCAGTGATTGCTAATTCATCTCTAATTTTAGAACCATCTTCCGCAACAAGGATTATGCTTGTGTCTACATTTGCATCTCCTAACAATAAAGGGGAATTGTTTCTTGTAACAATGAAATTAAGCACAGATGTGTTAATATCTCTATTATAAAATTGAACATTTAAATTAGATAAAGGTTGATAATTAGCAGTTGTTTCGAGTTTTATATTTGTTTTTTTATCTATAGTCATAGTCTAAACTTCTCCTTTTTTATCGACTTTTACAATGTTGTTTTGAGTATCAACATTGAAATAACCAATAACAGATGATTTTGTATTGTCATCACCGTCAACATAAACTCCACCAGAACCCCCGTTGTTAAACACAATTGTGTTTTTTAATCCTACGGATCGTATTGCGAAATCTTTATCTGTCCCCCACAGATGGTTGTTTTCAACTGCTCCAGTTTCAGCATATGCTAAGTAAATCCCACCACGTGGGTTGTTATCTTCTATTTGTTGGTTTGTGTTTGTAACTGTATTAAATCTAACGAAATAGTTTTTAGTATACTGGACAAATATACCGTTTCTACCAGTAGTATTAATAAGATTATTTGTAATGTGTAAATGTCTACAATAAGCTTCATATCCTGTATATTGAGATATCATATTGTATATAGCCTCTGTTTTAATATTGTTAAAATAATTTTTGTCTATAAACAAAGTATCACAAGCTCTATGTCTAACACCTCTGTAACCGTAGTTGAAAGAATTGTCTTTAATGTGTACATTAGAGCAAATGTTTAAGTTTATCGCTTCACCAACATCGTTATTATCGCAATCAAACACATTATTGTTTATGTGAATATTAAAAACTTTTGCAGATATATCGTTATACTGTTGACCATAAGAACTCACACCATATTTTTTGTAGTTTTTAAATATGTTTCCGTTTATAAAATACATTCTCCCGGCTTGAGGTCGTTCACTTGGTATTCCGTTAACATCATTTGCACTTTTATCCATTCCACCAACAGAGGAAATTCTAACGCCTTCTTCACAATTTTCGAACAAATTATCTTCTATTCTTACGTTTTCCCATTTATATGGTCTCACACCCGCACCTTTACATCCTATAAAAGTGTTTTTTGTAACAATAATATTGTTTTGGTATATATTATGAACGCTCAAATGATTCCCAACACCAACATGTGGTGCGCTCAATATATCAGATGGTCTAAAACTACAACCTGTAACTAATATATCTCTACACGGTGTACCGTCGTAGTAACCTTGACCATCAATAGTAGCTTCAACATATTCTGATAATTGTATTGATTCTTTCATTGATTCATCTGTTAAATTAATATAACCTTCAAAAATACAGTTATTCACTTTCATGTTTCTAACACCGTTAGTGTCAATAGCATGATAAGAAATTGTATTTCTAAAGGTTACATTATCGAAGGTTATATTTTCGGCGTGCATAAGGTTTATTTGGTTTGCTGCTTTAGTTGGATATTTATCTATTTGTTCATAATTCGAATCAAATGTACCGCCTATAAAATGTATATTACCATTACCTTCGTAACCATAATATTTATCATCGTAAGATTGGTTCATCATCGTTTCGTTAGTATTGCCACGTAACAATGTTGCGTTACTATCCATTTCAAAAGTAGTGTTTTTATAAATAATCACTCTATTGTCAATAAGATAGTCGCCAGATGGTATAAATATCTTCCCTGCTTTTGCATGCTTTATTTTATTCAAAGCTTCTTGCAATTTTTCAGATACATCTGTTTGACCTGTATTGTCTGGTTCATAATCACCAAAGTTAATCTCAATGAACTTATTTTCGATTCTTTCTAGTTCTTCGTTAACTCTGTTAAAATCATGTTCTAATCTATTATAAAGTAGACCATGTATTTCTCCATCCATTGATACTCTACTATCAGTAACTTCTTTAACGCCATCACCATCTGTGCCTGTTACTAAGTTTTCTATTCTTTTATCATTACGTTTAGCCCATTGATTTAAAGGTGAACCGTTATGATCTATTTGTTTAGAATTATGCGCTTTTAATTGTTCTACTTGATGATATATCATGTTATTTTGCATATCATTGCTATTGTATTGTATCTTTTTGAAGTTACTTACATTTTCGCTTCTGTACCGTTGATCTAACTGTGAACTCATATTAGTTTGAAGTCTTATCATACATTGTCACCTTCTATTCTTTCTGTAGATAATTCGCCAGTTTCATTAACTACTAATTTAAATAACGCTCCATTGTTTGCACGCAAAACAACATCTTTTTTGTTGTATTCTTCAATCATATCTTCTAAACCGATAACACCATTTACATGTGTTTGAGCGAAAGCATCTTCCCCACCAAACTCAAAGCGTACGATTGGTATTTCTTTACTCATCTACTAACACGCTCCCTACTATTGACCCATTAATGGCACCATCCGAATATATGTTGTTCACTTGTGTTTTACTTAATGCAGCGTTTACGTTTTTAATCTTGTTATTTAACACGTTACTTATTTGAACAATATCTTTTTTATTGTTACTGAATCCTATTTCATCTGGTTCCGGATTCAATGGATGCGTTTTGTTTAGCGATACAACTTTTAAATCTGTGTTGTAACCCATGATTTCATGGATAAACCAAATAGCATCACGTTCGCCAATATCTTCATTACCAACGTAATTAATATCTAATTCAATATCGGGTTCATCTTTCAATTCTGTTTTGAGTTTGTTTTCTAAGGTTTTATTATTTGTTATTCTATCGTCAAACACATCAGGCGCTACACGTTTACCAAATACTTTTAAATTAGGTGATTCATACACAACTTTCGTACTGTATAATTCTTCTCCTTTTAACTTAGCCGTAGTATTAATAACAGTAGAAGTTGAAGTCCCTACATACATACAAGGTTTAGAATTTTTATAATCAACTCCACTTTTTGCACCTTTAAAAACCGCCTTTATCGTGTGTTTGCCTTTATTTGCGTTTTTTGATAATGTAATTGCTTTTGTGTTAGCTGATTTACTATAACAATCTTGTTCACCAATCAACACGTCATCAAAATACAACTTCATAACTCCACCTTTACTCATACGTTTAAGATTGAAAATAATAGTTTCATTACCATGTTTACAATTTAGTGTGTATGAAAAAGACGCACCGACAACTTCGGTACGCCATGTTCCATCTTTTATGAAATTACCATTGTATGTTAGATCTTTAGGTTTAACTGGATTGTAATTCTTGGTTTCTTGTTCGGTTAGCTTCTTACCATAACCTCGAATATAAGTTTTTAAATCCTTAGTATCGATGGTAGCTTTCACTTCACTATTGTTGTATCTGTAACGTATTGTTTTTTCAGTAAGTTTATAAAAGGTATTTTCATCGTATATATAAATCTTTTTGTTATCTGCAAAGTATATATAACCGAAAAGTTCTGCACCTTCAACTAAATGTTCAATGCCATTTTTCGACCCTAATTCTTCTATCGTGACTTTTTCATTAAATGTGCCATCGATTTCATAACTGTAACCTAAATCATTGTCTTTAAATCCAAAATCAAGATATTGTTTTAAGGTTAGGGTTTGACTTATATTTTCGTCCGTATCTTCATTCATTGTTTCGTTTGAAATATCTTTACTCACATAGTGATTTTGAAACTCGAACATGATATGGGTAGCTGTTATTTCTTTAGTGTGTAATATACCATCAAACGATGGAGTAGCACTTTTGATGACATAACGTTGACCACTGTAATCAATAAACGACTCGTTTTGGAGTAAGTTGTAAACATCCTCGTTATAACTAGATTTGTAAGCAGTGAAAGAAATCTGTCTCGTGTTATTTCGTTCATACTCATATTTGAAAGTGTCATATGCAAAATCAAGCAATAATTCTGACATAGTTCCCTTTATATCTGTGACTATAATATCTGTATTCATTTCTTCACCTACCTATATATGAATGGGAAAATGAATTGTATTTCGAAGTCACTTACAGTTCCCCATATTTCGAAATCGTTATAACCTGGTACCAGTGTTATCAAACCATGATTCGTTAACCTTCCACATCGTTCTTTTTCTATATAAGGATATGCACCGTCTATCAAGAAACTTTGGTTTGTTTCCAACTTACCTTTATATTCAAATACATCACCTGTAGTTTTGTTAACTAATTTAAACCCAGTATTAGTTTTCAACCTTATCCATATCTTCAATTGATGTCGCATACGTGGGTTGATCGTGTCGCTACTACCATTGTATATAGAAAATTTTTGTCGCGTGTGTTTATATTTGATATCTGCATCAGGCATTACACCGCTTTCAAATTGCCACTTATTAGACATTAAACTGTATTGGTCTGTTTTATATAGCGATTCAGAATACCCTTTGTAAACTTGGAAGGTCATTTCGAACGTTCCAAATTTACTTGTCAAATCTTCAATGGCATTATTTTCACAATATACGGCATATTTTTTCCCTGGCATATCCGAATGAACAACGTAATATGGATTTCGTTGATATAATAGATTTCTTAGTTTGGTTTTTACCAACTTGTAATCTGTAATATCTTCACCAATATAAGAGAATCTTAAAATCAATTTAAAAGGACCGAATGTACTCGGTCCCATCATCACACCATCTGTCCCTTTAATTTCAAGTGAGTTTACATTTGTTTCAACATCCTCCTCTGTTGCATCTAAAAACCTAATTCTCGGGATAACTTCATCAAGATAATAACTTTCTTTATCGTTAAAAAATCTCACTCTTTTATTCACATTAAATCGTACCCCCTACACTATAAGTCTCCAAACTCAATCGGCGAGCCTGTTCTTTGCTTATTCCTCGCTCGTTCATTGACGGTTTTTGTTCGATATTCTTATTACTTCTTGCAATTTGCATAAGAGCATCTAGTTGTTTTTGTTGGTTAGCAATCATTTGTAGTAATAGTTCTGTGTTGTCATTACTGTTACTTTCACCAGTAGATGGTGTTCGCATTTGATTAGGTCGTTTGTTTTTCTTATTACCTTCTATTCTTTGTCTAGCTATAGCAAGTAACTTCATTGCGTCAGATTGTCTGCTTGGGTCTGTAGGTATTACAAATTCTGGATGTCCTTCTTCTGCTAAATTGTATAAACCGGACGAATTAATCAATCCGCCAGTGGCATAACCACGTCTTGAACCAGTAGGACCCCAACCAGTTAAACCTCTTGCCATTCTTGATTTCCATGATGCTAAGTCTCTACTCCAATTAGAGTTATTGAAGAATGCTTTGAGTTGGTGATAACCGTTAAGTATGTTTCCTCCACCTTTAGTTTTGTAACCTGCAAATGTGCCAGGAGTATATTGAAGTAAACCACGCGCTTCATTACCCCCACTGTTTATGTCTGTGTATCCATGTTGAGTTACTTTAGGGTCTCCATTAGATTCAGTCTGAATAAGTTTAACGATATCGTTTAATTTACTACCTGACAATTTAGTTCCCGTTGCTTTGGCAGCACGTTTAATATCGCCTTTCCATTTTGATGCAGATTTAGAACCACTGCTACCAAGACCTTTAAGCCATTCAAGAACATTAGACTGCGGTTTGCCATTTTTATTAAGTTGGAAGTGAAGATGCCCTGAACCTGCCGTAAATGCACCAGTGTTACCTGATTTAGCAATCAAGTCACCAACGCCGACCTTTTGGCCTTTACTAACTAATTGTTTACTTAAGTGCATATACCAGTTAGTTAATCCTTTACCGATATCAACTTCAATAGATTTACCGCCGCCATAGTCATTCCATACTTTTGATACTTTACCTCCAGCAACAGCTTTAACGTTTGTACCTGGCATCATACCAAAGTCCACACCATAGTGTTTACCACCGTTAAATCCTAATCCACCAGTGTAGTTACCGAATTTCTGCCAAATATCATGTTTTAACAACCATCCAGCGTCACCTTCGCCACCTTCTGCTTCTTCAAACCAAGATTTGATTAAGTCGGTAGCTGCTGATTTAAGTTTTTTAAACATACCCCCCATTAGATCATAAGGAACGTTGCCTTTTTCAATACCAAACGAACTCATACCGACGCCCATACCATCTAATATTTTATTAAGTAATTTACCTGGCTTTTTAATCCAGTCCATTACATCACCAATATTTTTAGTAATCCAGTCTTTTGAAAACTTACCTGCACTAGTTAAAGCTTCGCCAGTCTTCTGCATACCTTTTGATATACCATGTTTGGCAGAATCGTAAGTACCATTTACTGCATCCCATCCTTGCTCTAATAAGTTCTTATCTTTCTTCTTATTCTTACCTGTACCTTTAGAGAATTTAGGGATTTGTCCAGTTTTTTGTAACTTAGCAGTAGTACGACCGTTAATTACTCTATCGCCTTTATCTAACATTACTGTAGCGTCTTTTCCTTGTGGAGCAAATACCGAGCCGTTACTCTTTTGAACTAACTCTTGATATCCTCCGATTCCTCGAGCGTTACCTGGACCACTATCATTCACTGTAGCTAATGTAGGGCTACTTATCGCACCATTTGAAACTACATTACCAGAAGCACCTTCTGTACCCGTTGATAGTTTAACTGGTTTAATCATTTCTTTCCCCATGCCTAGCATAGAACCAACTTTATTAATACCTTTAATTAAACTATTCAGACCTTTTTCAACGCCACCCATCATGTCATCGAAAAATCCAGTAATCTTGCCGATAATTTTCTTCAAACTATCTCTCATTACTCCAAAAGCACCTGTTACTTTATCCTTGATGCCAGTAGCCATTCCAACCACTTTATCTTTAATATTCGTCCATTTATCAACTAAGTAGTTACGGACTGCATTAAATATCTTACGTGTTCCTGTTGATAAAGAGTTGAATTTGTCTTTAACACCGTTCCATAGCGCTTTAGCAAGCGAAACTACTTTATTTTTTATAGCATTCCACACACTATATAAGAAGTTTCTTATTTTACTTGTAATTGAATTCACACTATTTCTCAAATTAGTAAACATACTTTTTACGCCGTTCCATAAAGATTTAGCTCTTGAAACAACGCCGTTTTTAATATTTGTCCATAGTTTTAAAGAGAAATTCTTAACTGCATTAAATATCGATATAATACCTTTTTTCAAAGCATTAAATGTGTTTGTAATTCTAGATTTTAATACTTTAACAATATTTATAATGCCATTTTTTATTGCGTTCCATACTTTGATAGAGAATGACTTTATAGAATTAAATATAGTCACTACTATACGTTTAACAAGATTGAAGTTAGTTCTAGCTTGATTTACATAAGCTTTAATAATTGCAACTACACCATTTTTTAATAATGTCCAAATTTTAATTGCTGCTGCTTTCATTCCATTCCATAAAGTGGACAACACATTTTTCAATGCCTTAATAGGATTTTGAATTGCGTATTTAATTCCATTCCATGTAGTAGTAGCAACCTTTTTGAGTGTATTCCAAACTGCTATTGATGATTTCTTAATAGCATTCCATATATTTATGATGTATGGTTTAATGAAACCAAATACAGAGATAGCAGCTCTCTTAATAGCATTCCAAGCCGAAATAACTGCATTTCTAAATGTACTATTAGTTTTCCATAGATATATGATGCCACCAACTAATGCAGTAATAGCAGTTATAACTATACCTACTGGTCCAGTCATAAATCTTATTGCTAGTCCTAAACCTCTAGTCGCTACTGTTGCCGCTTTTGTAACACCTGTCCATACGACCGTTGCTGCTGCAGCCACTTTCGACTTAATAGCTTGTGCTGTTTGAGAAGTGGTTAAAGCTGCAACAGCATACCTATACGCGTTAGCTATACCTCTAGCAGTAGCAGTAACGCCATTCCACAATGCTTGCGAAGCAGTAGATATTTTAGCTGCTGTATTATGTCTTGCGAAGAATTTTATCAATCCCGAAAGACCGCTAAACATTCCACCAATCATACTTGTGAATTTACCAAATATAGTTAGTACGGGTCCCATTGTTACTAATGTGATACCTAGCCATTTTACTATTCCACCAAGTGTTTTTTGAGTGCCTCCATCTAAACTTTGCCACCACTTAATAACACTTGAAATACCACTTGTTAATTTACTAAAAGCACTACCTATTTTTTCTCCCGTTTCTTTTGCCCATTGTTGCGCACCAGGGGATTTAAGAAGGCTTTCAAATTCATGCAATGATCCTTTAGCTTGTTCAAATACGCCACCTAGTAAACTTTCACCAATTTGACCGATATAAGCCTTTGTATTCTGAACCATACCTGACCATGACTTAGAATATGCACCAGCCATTCCACCAGCAAAGTCATCCATTACAGTAAGGAAGTCTTTCGAACTTACTTCTCCTTCTGTAACCATTTTTCTAAATGCATCATAAGACACACCTAAATGTTTCGCCATTGCATTACTGAATCCTGGCATACCTTCTTCAACCATATTCAATTCTTCTGTCATTAATTTACCTTGACCTTGAACACGGTTAAATATCATTGCCATTTCAGATACTGGTCTATTAGAACCAACAGCAGCATCACCAACTAATTTGATGTATTTTTGTAGCTCTTTACCTTCTTTAACTCCCGCTGCAAGCGCACCTGCTGCAACGTCAGTACCTTCGGCCATTGTAGTCATACCGCCTTGAATAGCTTTTGCTACTTGGTCAGTTATAGATCCAACTTCTTTAGTTGAATAACCTAAACCTTCTAATTTAGCTTTCGCACTATCCAGACCAACAAGTCTATCGAAGCCTAATTTAGCCGTAATACCAGCCATTGCAGTTCCAGCGATCAATGCTGGTTTAGTTATACTACTTGTGAGTGAACTTCCCATGTCTTGCGCTTTTTGTCCGACACCACTCATACTTTCACCGATACTACTGAACCTATTAGCAAGCTTTCCACTTAGCGAAAAGTTTTCTTTATAGTACTGATTTAAACGTCCGTATTCATCACGCATTGCATTTATAGAGTTTGCTTGCTTGTTATATTCAGTTTGAAGTCTAATAGCCTTAGCACTATTAGAACCTTGAGCTTGCGATACTTCATTATATTGTTTTTCTAACTCATTTAAGTTAGTAGTACCAGATTTAATAGCACCATCTAAATCGTTCATTCTTGATTTATAAGATGCAGCACTTTTTTCGCCATATTTAAAGTTATTACTAGATAATTTTAAACTTGAATCTAATGATCTAAACTCACGTTTTATTCCAGCTAATGTTTTACTAACTCCCATATCTTTCATGGATAAGTCAATTTGTAATCCTTTAATTCTTTCTGCCATTACTCCACCTCCTTCTTTTGAGATGTTTTATAGGAAAGCGTCTAACATACTCTCCGTTTTCTTAACATTCTTCTTATTAGATTCATTTACTAATTCCATAAAAAAAGAAAAGGGCATATCCAAGATATCGTTAATATCTTTGCCCCCTTCTTTCATCATTTGCAGCATTATTTTTTTCATATTTTCTTTATGCTCTTTATAAGAAATTGTTTTTAAATTATTCTCGCTAGTTCCTTTTTTCTTTCTTCATCCATTTGTCCTTGAGCAATAAATTGAATTTGTTGTTGTAATTCTTCTACTGCGTCTGGTGCATGCAATCTGTCTAACAAATCATCTTTTGTAAATTGTTTATTATAGATATCAACCACCATGTCTAACATTTGGTCGATATTTGATTGTGCTGATGCGTTTTCATCTTCTGTTCCATCCATTAAATCTGCCGCATCATAAATCTTACGGAATGGGATTTGAGTAGGTGTAATATACGTGTCGAATTTTGCGTTACCTTCTGTATCTGTCACTGCGTTACCTTTTTTGTCGATTTGAGTTAATTTAATAAAATTACGTTTAGCCATAGTTTGATTGCTCCCTTATATATATGTTTGTTTTTTATTTGCAAATAAAAAGAGGGCGTTAAGCCCTCGATAGTTGTTATTCTTCTTTTTCTTTGATTAATACCTTGCCACGCTTGTTATCACTTGTTGTAAGGTCTAATATACGATCATGTGATACTTTTTTATTTGCTGGCTTCGGAAATGTATCGCCAGCATTATATACTTTGTTCTTATCTTCTAAATCAATGAACTTGTGTAAGACTTCATATCTTTTCTTAGCCATAATCAAACCTCCTGTATGTTATGCGCCTAATTCTTCTTCTGGATTCGTTGAACCTGTATCTTCGTTACTACTTTCAGAAGATTGGCCAAACACTGCTTCCCAAATAGCGTCTTTCATAACTGTAGTTCCTTTAGCATCATGCCCCATTAACATAGCTTTTTCTTCTTCAAAGCCTTTTACTTGTGCTTGCATAAATTCTGCAGTAGTAGAGTCAGAACTGAACTCAACACCATCTTCTTTAGTGTTTCCTTCTACTTCTGGGAATGTAAATAAGCCTTTAGGCAAGCCGACATATTCACGTGACCCATCTTCCATAGTCTTAGCAAACATAACTGCTACGTACGGTGGTGTATCATTACCAACTGATACAATGCCTGATTCTGATTTTTCTAAACCAAATAGTGCTACTCTATCTTCTAATGGTAATTTATGGAAACCAGCTTCTACTTCAATAGTTCCGTTAGCTACTGCCATTTCTGCTACTTGGTTATCACCATAAGCTTTTTCAATTTCTTGGTCTTTAGACACTGAAATTTCTTGTAAATATTTAATGCGTTCTGGATCAGTTACTTGTTGTACTTCTTCACCATGTACTTTGTAAAAGAATTCAGTTAACCCTGTAAATGAACGGTAATTTTTCTCTGCCATATTAAAACACTCCTAAATTTTGTAATATTGTTTGCCTTCAAATCTTTTTGCTTGGTGGTACAATTTAAAATCCTTGATATACTCGGGTTTAATTGATGAAGTTTCGCCAAACCCCAATTGTTCCCACATAATTCTTTGCAATAAAAAAACGAGCCTATCTGATAGGACTCGTCCATTAATGCCTGTATTTTGTTTTACGAAGATATCTATTTGGAATAGGTATTCGTATGTCATATTGTCGTCATCTGCAAAATCAGAGGGCTTAGGCGTGTCTATTGGGTCTATGACAATACATGTCGTCTTGATTTCTTGTGCGTTTGGATAATCGTAAAATTTAATATCGTTTTTATTAACGTTGTTCATGATTTCTTGATTATCTGTAATCGCTTTGTATATCTTCATCATGATGTCTTCCACTCTTACACCCTCCTTCTGATTTCTTCTTTCACTGTTCTGAAATAAGTTTCTCTACCTTCACGCATAGCTCGTTCAATCACGCCTTTACCAGCAGGATTAACCCACTTACCTGAACGGTCATAATGACCAAATTCGTTAAGATGAATTATTCTGTAACGTTGCTTAGGACCACGCCAATGAACTTTAACTGTACGCACGCCACCAATAGTCATTGGTTTAGATAAAGAAGCTTCAGACACTGATTCACCAGTATCTTTAAATGAACCCATATCTCTTTTTATAATCTGTACAACTTTTTGCCCGCCTTTAGTTAAAGCAAAATCAGTTATACGTTTAGTTGCAGATTTTCCAAACTTCTTTTCCAAATAAGCTATGATTTCTTTATCGCCTTTAACAGATATTGTCATTCTTCTTCACCAACAACCTTGATATAGTTAGGAGTCTTAGCAAGAGCCACATTTTTTATATTAAAAAACAACCCTTTATAAATACCGTTTTTAATTTCAAATGTTTGATTAACATTAGGTATAAATTGGGGTTGTGGATTTCTAATATTTAATGTTACTGACCTTTTACTAAGTTCTAAGTTTCCTAATTGAACATCTTTTTGTGTAGGCTCATACAATCCGCCGAAACAACTATAAACTTCTACTGGTTCATTCATTCCTGCTTCTGGACCGTCGTTCATAATTTCATAAAATGAAACTCTAAAATCTAATTGATTAAGATTCATCAGCTATCACCTCTAAGTTATCTGAACGCCATTTAGCTAATTTAGCTCTTAATGTCTGTATTCCAGATAGGTACGATGGGTTATCAAAGCTTTGTTCATTTGAGGTTTGAGAACGATTATCTTGCATATGAGCTATAGTAATTAACACCAATCTATTGAAAGTAGGATTGTCCTTGAAAAAGGGTTCGTCACTTTCATTTAAAGAAACAGCTGTTTTTATACTATCTATAGCGTTTGGTAGAAAAACATACATAATTTCATCATCGTCTATGTCATAATCCACTCTAATAGACTTTTTTATTGATTCAACGCTATCTATATTAAACATTGAATTCACCTACTTTTCTTATGCTCCTAGTTCGCCTTCTGGCTCTTGTGCAGCGTCTTCAAATGACACAAAGAAACCAGCATTTTCATCAGCTTGTTTAACATCGAAACGGAAAGCGCCCATCAAGTATTTACCGTAGATTTGGTTTTCAATCCATTGAACTGACACGTCAGTACGGTCTGCGAAGAATACGCCACGTTTGATATCTCCGATAAATGCTTTTGCATCACCGTTGGCACCAAGTAAGTCATCACGAACAACTGTCACATTCATACCTAACACAGTATTACCAGCTGTATTAATAATGCTATCTTGTAATAAATAACGACCGTTTCCATCTTTCAAAGTATCTAATTTTTGGTAGAAACTTTGTGTACAGATGACTTGACGGTCGTAACCTGGGTCTAAGTCTTTGTTAATAATTCGTTTTAAGTCATCAACATTTGACACTGTTGTTGGATTAAAAGACTTTAATACAGTACCAATTCTTTCATTTAACGTATTGATTTTTTGCTCGTTGATATTTTCAGTTACAATAGACGTTAAGTTAGCAACTGAATCGTCCAATGCTTCTTGTGAGATTGGAATAGATCCACGATAAGTTTGTACTTTCCATTCAATTGACTTGAACTCTGGTTTAGCTAACTCTGGGTTTGCTTCTAATTCTGCAACTGTACTGAATTTAGCATTAGCACGTTTCAAAATTGGGTACTCTCCACTAGGTCCATTAACCTTTTCTTTTTGTACTAACTGTGATAAGTCTTGTACTGTGTTAACTTCTTTTTCTGGAATATATTTAATGTCATGTGGAATTGTTACGCCTGCATCATCAGATTTAACATTATCTCGTTTTGCCCCTTTAGATTTCATATATTGTTCGAAACCTAGGATTTCCTCGTTAGTTTCTTGATTTTGATTTAATTTCGCCATAGATCGTTTCGCTCCTTCTTTTTTCTTTTTGTCTTTTTCTTCTTCCAGTTCTTCTTCTGTAGGTTCTTCTACTTTCTCGATAGCTGGTGGTTCATCTTTCGCCTTATCATCAGACGATGGTTTGTCATCCTCTGTTTTCGGCTTATCTTCTTCATCTGACTTATCATCGGTTGGTTTATCCTCTGACTTGTTGTCGACTACCTCTGCACCTTCATCTTTTTGCGGTACTTCTTCTTGCTTAGGTGCTGATGATTCAATTTCTTGTGATAATTGTTCAAGTTCTTCATACTCTTTTTTCTGCGCATCGATATCAGCTTTTAAATTACGAGCTGTTTCAAGGTCGCCCTTGTCAATTGCTTCTTGCGCTTTAGTAACCAAACTCGATAACTCTTTTTTACGGTCATCTAAATTAGCCATTTATAATCCTCCTTCTTAAATTTGGGTATAAAAAATAGCCTTACGTATTAAAACGAAGGCCTTCCAGTTCAATTGCTATTTTTAATTTTTCTAGTTCTCTAACTTCGGTGAGATCTTGCGAACGTTGAGCTACTAACACGCCAGTGTCTTTATATGCTGGTGTAGTAACCACACTTACATCGAGTAACTTATCGAATTGTTCTACGTTTCTAACATACTCTCCTTGTTCAACCGTCCAAAAATAACCTGTATCTTTACCGTTGTTATCTTTTGGAAACCACGCATGGAAACTACATTCGTTAACATTACCAACGTCTATGTTTTCGTATATATCTTTAGCATACGAAGTATTAGGCAACTTACACTTGAACTTCAAACCTTTACTATCAAGCGTCAGTTCTAATGTTTCTGCTTTTGTTCTACCTATAACATATCTGTCTTCATGGTTTATTAAGCATTTAACGTCACTAATATCTACATCATCTAGTGCATGTGGTAACACCCGTTCTTTAAATCCACCTACATCGTTACTCAAAGAATTGAATATTAAAGCGTATCCTTCAATAACCATGTCTTGTGTAGTGTCAACGTTACTGTTAGTCATAATCATCACCCCCTTTAAGGGTGTTCTTTTCAACTTCTTTATCTATTTTAGAAGCCTGATAGTTTTTCAGTGTTGATAATGGCGCTCTGTTAAGGTCCACAAGTGGCTCGTCACCATGATCAATAGGTTGATAACCGAATACACTACGCGCTTCATCTGTAGATATAATCCCTTTACCATGCAACTCTGTGATACGTTGCAATTGTAGTTCGGGGTCAATATCAATTAATCGAGAAGAATCAAACTCTAATTCGTACCCAGAATCAACGAATTTAAATATTTTAGTTTCAAGTTCGGCAATCATCATTTTGAATATTGGGTCTAATGTACTTTGTAAATATTCAAGATTGGCTTGCGTTATTGAAGTATTAACAGTTTCAATACCTAATTTAGATACTGGCAATCCAAATGCTTTAGCAACCTGCGAAGTACTAAACTTATAACTGTTCAAGAAGTTCAAAACTTCGACAGGTATTTGTAATCGTTTGAAGTCCATCGTGTCATCAATAGCAACTAAACCACCATTGTTTTTTAACTGACTTTCAGAGAAATTCTTTTTCAAATCTCTTAATTGTTCCGAGTTTATTTGACCCTTCTTGTATTGCAACACTGATGTCGATGTACCACCGTTATCAAAGAAGTTACGCAAGAAACCTTTCGACCCTTGTGATATACCTATTTCATGTGCCAATGCATATAACGGACTGTAACCCACATAACCATCTAACGTGATATATCTAAAGTGCAATATATCTTCGCTAGTTATCTTAACTGCATTTCCTTCATAATCTTCACTAACGTTGTAAATAATTTCTCCGTCTTTTTCTTCAATTCCTACTAAGTCGTTATGTAAGAAATTAAAGCCTGTAGGGAAATCGTTTTTATCTCTTATGATTTCAACGAATGATTGTCCATTGAGTAACATGTTTGCGATGATGATGAATTTGAAGTGCCAACCTGGTAAATCTGAATGTGGATTATTATTAAATAGATTTAATATTTGATTCATCACTGTGTTAGTTTCGTGACCTTTAACTTTTAACTTAGTGCTTGCAATGTCTGCAGATATAATTCTTGTAGCAGTGAATACATCGCTATTCTTTAAAGCATTTATCCCTGTGTAACTTGCATGTGTACCATGTTCTTGAAAGTACAATAAGCGCTCTAGATCCTTACTCATTCTTTCTTCTTTATTGCTAAACCCTAAATCTAGTAATGGCATTAATTTTCACCTCCTTTACCATTCGAGGTATTATCATATGATTGGTTAAGTATTCCTGCCATACCAATAAAAATAAAACCACCAACGATATACGCTAACGGTTTCCAAAATATATATAATCCGTAAAATATGCCTGCTATACCTACGATAAATAATAAAAGTATTAATAACGCATAAAGAATTTTGCTCATAGCCACACCTCCTATAAGAACATCGGCATAAATGTTTCAGTATCCCATTCATGTTCACTCGCAATTACATAACCGAATATTGTAGCCATGAGTGGGTCAATCTTATGTCTGTTCATTTTCTTTTCAATCATTATTGAGTCATTAACATTTTTAGCAATTGCATTTTTAACTGCTGTATCAAGTAAAGGGTTTTTATGATGCTTAACATCGCCATTTATCACATTCAATCTAAAATCTAAGTTAGGATTCGAAAGTGTCTGTGGGCCTTGTCTAATTTCATACAAATCATAGAACCATTCTCTACGTTCTATTTCTGCTAACACTCCATGTATTGAATACGGGTCATAACAAATAGCTTGCACATCTAAGTTGTACCTATTTACATATGTTTCGATGTAATCTAATACTTGGTTAGTATTTATAATGCCACTGGATAGGTTTGTAATAGTGCAGTAGCCTTCTTCTGATAATTGTCTATAGTCTATAAGGTCACGTTCAATCTTGCCTTGTAACCCACCCTTTGTCCCTACAAATGAATGAGAAGTAATATAGTACTGTTTGTTTTCTTCATCCAAATGTATAAAGGAAACTGCAGTTAAATCATCTGCACGTGATAAATCAAGCCCGATGTATACTTTCGAATTATTTATATCGAATTCGGTTTCATTCTTTTTCCAATCATTGAAATCTAAGTAAGACTCTGCACTTGCTTGCATCCAATAGTTAAAGTTTTTCACTAAAACTCTAAACATAGAACCTTTCTTAGTAGCTTCTGCAACACGCTTTTCAAGGAAATCATCAATCTGTTCTTTAAGTTCATCTGTTTCATTTATAAGTGGATTAGATTTCGCCCACATTGTACTGTCTTGCCACTCATCTTCTGAATCTTGTTCGAATATGACTGCAAAGTATTCATCATCTGTATATACTTCTGATAAAATATCTTTCGCATATGGCCATTCATCTGTGTACATTGGTGCGTTTAGATCAAAACCAGCTGTAGATATGATGAATATTAACGATTGCAGTAAGTTACCTTGTCCTGATTGAATAAGCTCTAACATTTCATTAGTCTTTGCTGCATGGTATTCATCTATTACTGCTAAGAATGGTTCGAAACCATCAACTGCACCAGTATCACGTGACAAAGGTCTAATGTATGAACCGTCTTTAGTATGTGTAAGTAATTCTCTTACTTTCTTAACGTCTTTTTTTAATTCTGGTACTTTAGAAATAAAATACATAAGTTGTTTAGATACCATGTTAAAGACAATACTTGCTTGTGACTTATCATTAGCAGCAGTGAACATCTGTCGGCCTTCTTTAGGCTCTCTATCAAATAAGAAAGCATATAGAACTAGTCCAGAAACTAAAATTGATTTACCTTGTTTCCTAGACATAGAGATAAAAGCTTTTTTAAATCTCAACATGTCATTATCTTTAGTAAACCAACCACGTACACTAGCAATAATGAATTTTTGAAACAATCCAAGTTTGTTGATATTACCTTTAGTATCGGGTAGCGCTTCAACGAATTTAATAACCTTTTTAGCACGTTTAGGCTTGTAGGTATAATTCCAACTATCATCATTAATTGACTGTTGTATGTCCTTTAAATGACGAATACAAGCTAATCTAGTATCTTTGCACGTTATATATGTTCCAGACAGTACCATAACGCAATATTTGTAGGCATCGTCCCTGTATTCATTAGGTATATTCAACAATTCTTCATATGCTTTAGGTATATTTACGCTAGTCATCGTCATCAACACCAAACTCATCATACACAGATTGCTTAACTTCACTTTCAGTAGGTACAACTATTCTCATACGAGAGTCAATAGTCATTCCTAATTGACCACAAATAGACCGTAACTCTTTCAACGACTCCATATATGCCATGAAAGCGCCAGTTTTACGATTAGTTTCTGGGTCAACCATACCTTCAATACCATCTTTCTGACTTATTGCACGATACAGCGTGTCGTTTTGATCTAACACTTCGCAATACTTCTTGATAAGTGAGTAATCTAATTCGGCTATATCTAATTGTTTAAGTAAAGGTACAACCCTTAACCATTCTTTAGCAGCATTTTCAGTCAATCCTTCTGGAATCGAATCAACATTTATTTTCTTGAACTGTTTAAGTCCATTTTCTTTTAATTCAGCTTGTTCCAATTCTTCTTTTGTTCTATGGCCTTGCTTAACAGCGTTTAATTTAGGCTTTCTTCCTGCCATTCCAGCACCTCCTGACAATATATGACTTTGTGAAAGTTTTCATTTTGGGAATTTGGTCGCAAAAAAGGTCGGCTCGTTGTTCGCTCGTCTCAGAAGTGACGGGGGTTTTACTTCGCCCCAAAAATATTTTCAAATTTATTTTTCAAAAATTATCACGAGATTATTTCTCATGAATTTTGTTATGGCATGAAATACATACCACCTCTAAATTTTCCATATCCAGTCTTTTTGACCAATCCCGTTTCAATTCAATCTTGTGATGGACAATTAAATCTTTGTCATTCACTACACCTTGAGCTAAACAGTGTTGACATAAGTAATTATCACGTGTAAGTACTTGTATACGTAACTTACGCCACTGTGTACTGTTGTAGAACGTTGTATACTCCTTATTACGTGAGTCATGTCTAACCTGTTGGTTATACCTTTGTGTATTGGCTTTCCTATAGTCTTGCAACTCGGTTTGAGTATATGACTTATTACCAAGTCGAACCTTTGGTTGAACAAACAAATGAATCAACTTCTTTCATTTGAATTTATATTTATAATTAATATTTAATTTTGTTTTGTTAATAAGAAAAGATAAAACGAAATCAATTTGAAATCATTTTATCTTTGAGTTTAGAAATTGTTTCATTAATCAAATGCAAATTAATCTAATAAAGTTTATGATCAATAAAACATTTCTTTTGATATTCAATTGTTAAACAACAATCATCAATTAGTTTTTATTATTCAATGTTTCAATCAATCTCTTAAACTGATTAAACCTTTTAATATAATCAATTGAATGTTGTCTATATAACTACACACAATGACATTACTGTGCATATCATTATTAAAGGGTATCCAAAGTGTATGATACCTTAACTCCCTTACCTTAATAAGTAGCGTCCTTATTATGTGGGTCGATTAAATAGCTGCATACAAAAAGACACACCTGCGGAATAGGTGTGCCTAAATATAATATAGTATCTTTATTTATAACGCCTTAACCGAAATACCCTATGTTATCATAATAGCCTGTTGACACTGCGCACTTCCACACCATTAGAAGTGCGGTTTATTCAAAGTTAATCCAACCAATTCGTTCAGCTGTATCTCTCATAATCTTATTACGCATTCTTAATACTGCATCCCTACTTATAATCTTGTCGTCTGCTCTACGCTTAGTTAACTCATGTGCTATATCTGGCCATTCATATATAGCTAAGTCCTTCTCCCAGTATCTATATTCAATAACAGCCTTCTGTTCATCAGTCGCTCTATTATATACATCTTCTACTGCTTGCAACGTTGCTTGTAAATTACGATACTTGTTATCTTTATGTAGCTTGATAACTTCATTCTCTACTGGACTACTAACAATGTTTGATTTGCCACCACCTATATTAGTATCTTGTGGTTGGTATAACAGTTCATATCTTCTATATGCTAACTGCCCTTTTAAATCATTGTAGTTAATCCAATATTCTTCTAACTTAGGTAAATCAGCTCTGCCAAGTTTCATGTAATACCTCCAGTTATTTAATATGTTTATCCCATGCATCTTTTATCTCTCTGATATCTTCATCCGTTAATTCGTTTTCTTTCAACCTCAATACAACATCGCCATGATCATTGAATATAATATCTAATAAATATGCCACCTCATATTCCAGTGCATCTATCTTAGAATCTTTGACTGCATTGTATATAAGTGAAACGATTGCGATTACTCCTAGAAGAATAGTTGCTATAATCCAGAACATCACTTGCTCACCTCAAATTTCTCTGCACCTTTTTCTTCAATAACAACGTCACTGTTCATAACCTGGACACGTTTACCATCTACATTGATTACCAATGCTCCACCTTCGTTGTATTTCGTTCTGACATTATCACCTTTATATTGTTTAATAACTTCGCCTGTTTTACTGTAAACAGTTACCGTTCGTTTCAATCCTTTAGTATCACTTTCATGGTCTTTCATCGTATCATCTAACCAAGTACACCCTCCTAGTAAAAACATTGAACAAAGTGTAAGTGCGATAATTATCTTTTTCATAAGTTATTCTCCCTTTCATAATCTGTCGGTGCTTTGTCCACCATGTCATTAGCTTGCATGCGACAAATAATTTCATATGTGATTTCTTTTGATAATTCGTATAGTGCTATGATCAGTAGTGTTTTGAGTATTCTCATATCATTGACTCCCCAATCCTAAAATGTCTGCTCTTACTTTCTTGACTTCCATACCGTAACTTTCAGCCGATTCTAATGCCTCTTTATAATCTTCAAACAACTGGGCTTCATTTACATCTAATGTAGTATGCGTCATTTTAAAACCTGGTACAGAATCTGCATATACACTTACTATTTCACCTGTGAACATTCTGTTTTCATGTGTTACAACGTAATAGTATTTACCTATTTCCATCTCACTCACTGTCCTTTCTTTTAATCTCATGTAACTTTCTACCGAGTTTCCCAAGTTGCTTAGAATAATATTTCATTTTCTCACCAAAATTTTCCATCTCTAACTTAAATTTCAATTCGGTCATACTCTCTGCTTCAACCACTTGATAAGTTTCGTTATCACGTATTTTAGTAACGTCTGTGAAAGTTTCGCCTGTGGTGTGGGTTGTTTTGCGTACTAGGAATTGCATGTCATCACTCCTTACCTAATATTATTCGTACACGTTCAAGTATGTCTTTATCATTTAATGTCTTGTTGTTTGATGAAGCTTCCATCCTTGCTCATTACTCCTTTTCTGTCCTTAATCTCTTCATACGCTTGTTCTAAGCACTCATACAGTGTCATATCATTTTGTTGGGCCAATATTATCAATGTAACGATAACGTCCCCTATACCGTCTCTAAGCTCGTCTGTGTCGTTTCTACATAATGCAGCAGCAACTTCACCCATTTCCTCGCTCGATTTAGCATATTGCGTGAAACTATTACCTCTGTGTAAGTCTTTGTCTATTGACCATTGTTCTACTTGTTTTGCTAATTGATCTAATGTGTTAGTCATTTATGAAACTCCTTTATATTCTGATTGTTTAAACCATTTATAACCTTTGTGTGATTTATTAACACCTCGAACACAGTTACTTATATGCCCGCTATGAAAACCATTTCTTTCAGCTTCCATCATTGATTTATAATAGTTACATTCTCCAGTTTTCATATTTACGCCCACTACTGGAATAGTTTGTTCTCTTAACCACTTTGGAGAAGTTTCTCTGCTTTTTACCATTCTTATATTCTTAGTGCCATGATTCGCATTATATTTGTAAGTACACCACTCTAAATTAGATAAACAATTGTTTTTGCGGTTTTCATCTATATGATTAACACATTGGTCTTTTGAATTTTTACTTAAAAATGTTTCAGCTACTAATCTATGGACTAAATATTGTTTAGTCTTACCGTTCTTCATCAAATGAACTCTTAAATATCCGTGACCATTGTCTGATTGTTTTAGCATTTTATCACTTTTATTACTCCACACGTTGCCTTTATCAGATACCATATATTCTTTATTAAAACTTTTAATATATGTCCAGTTTTCTTTCACCCTACTCGTCCTCCGTACCGTTTAATTTATTTTTATATGTTTCATTACTAAGTGGTATTGCTTGTATGCTACTGTCTTTAGTAAGCTGTAATTCAGTGAATAGTTGAGTAACTGTTAGTTCAATTTCATCTTTCATCGTCCACACGCTCCAATTCATCAATTATTTTGTCGTATTCTTCAACACTTTCTATTAATTCGTGACCATGACTTACCTCATTTTTGTACGTCTCAATAAAATCTTCTTTACTTCGCATATAAAAGTCATGTGTTTCTTTAGCAAAATTACTGTGTTTAATATAATCATGTGGATAGGTTTCAATACTTTTGACCATATCTACAATATAGTTATCAAACGCCTGTGCCTTTTTAAACATTTCATCTTTACTATCGAACATTTCCATTTGTTGATGTAATGTAGCTTTATCAGTATCAAGTATCACATCATATAAGCGAGCGCCATTTATGAGTATTTTTCCGTTATCAACAATGAAGTAATCGCGTATGTCGGTAGTGTTGTTTGTTATGTCGCATAATCTGATTTCCATCTAATCACGCTCCAATCTATCAATGTAGTTAACCAAATCTATATACCTATCAACACTTGGGTTCATTTCTGCTTTCAAACGTATGTGGTTGGTTAGGGTGGAGTATTGTTTTTTAACACTTTGCCACTCGTCAAAGTAAGTGTTAGATTGTAAACGTAATGCTTTGTTTTCGTGTTTCAAATCTCTATTCTCCCGTTCCAACCTACTAATATTTGCTTTCAACACTGCTATATCATCGATTAGTGTGTCACGTTCTGATTTATATTGGTCACGTTGTTCTTTTATTTGTAAACATAATCTCATTACTTTATTTTCGCCATCCAGTGCTTTTTTAACATCATTAAACGCCTTTACTTTAACGTCTACTAAATCATTATTTAATTTTTCATATTTCTTTTTATTTATAATCACTCGCCATCACTCCTTTTAATTCATTTAATACCTTCCTGTTATGTGCTTTATCCTCTGGTAACACTGCTACGATAAAGCTACGTTTATTAATCGCCTTTAAGAATCCACGAAATCGGTAATATTTTAGCAACTGTGCCATTTCCACTGTGTTCATCCCACCTGTGTTATATTTGTAGCGTATGTCGATTGTGTTTGATAAGATCATTTCTTACGCTCAGCAATCTTATTTTGTATCTTAACTATATTAATACTCGTCCGAGTTAATTCTGCGTCACTGTATATCAAGTTCTGATGGTTCAATCTTGCTAACTCACTTCTTTTTATTAGTGCTATGTTAGACAAATCATTATTAGTCTTATCTCCATCTAAGAATATTAAATTATGTTTAGGCGGCACTTTACCGTACTTTTCTTCCCAAATAAATTTATGTTTCAATTTCCATCTATGGTTGTATCCACCTTCATTAGAAACTTTTATTACTACATATCCATAACTATTGATACGTTCAGCACCTATAGGCAAAGTGGTTTTAGGTTTATTACCTTTTTTGAATTGTGTCTTTTCGCATTTCTTGTTATAAATCGGTATGCCTTTGTTCCATGTAACATGACCTTTGGTAAATCGCGCTGACACACCGCATTTTAATTTCAAGCGTTTTGTTGTAGCTCTTATCTGCGTGTATGTCATATCGGAGTCAAAATGTTCATTAAATATTTTTGTTAAATCGTGAATCGGAGTCCCTTGTATGTTATCTCTAAGAAATTGCTTTTCTTCCTCTGTCCAAATGTGTGTCATGTCATGCACCACCGTTCAATAGTTTAGGCATTTCACCATTTGCATCTAATTGGTCATCTGCAAATTTCTGTGCTTGTAGTACAAGGTTGCCATTATCTATAATCCCTTTTGCAATATTTGATACTGCTTTCGAACGTTCTATTTCTTCTTTTAAGTCATCGCCTTTAATCTCTTCATCATTTAATCTTTCAAGTTGTGCGAATAAATGATTGTTTAAATCACCTAATGTATTTTGCATTGCCTATCTCTCCTATCGCTATATCGTAAGTATCGTCAATTTCTTTTGTGAATTCTCCCATTTCTATAACTGCTATTGGGTTTCCGTCATTAAATATTAATTCTTTTACTATTCCATATTCAGAAAGCTGTCCACCAGGTTTAATAAACCAAACTGTGTAACCAATATCTAATTGATCTATTCGCATCTATTCAGCCACCTCTGCACACTTAAATTTATAACTATTCCATAAATACTTGGCATATTTACTTTCGCTATGTTGTTGTTCCACATTAAATAAATGAGGTTTTTGTTTTCTTAAACGTTCTTCTTTGTATCTCGCTTTTGCTTCGGAAGTATCTTCTTCCTTAATCAATGTTTGTTGTAATGTTCTATATTCATCTATATTCATCCTTTTAGGAACATGACACGCCTCGTTTAAAGACCAATTTCTAATTATGCGATTTCTAATACCTTCAGTTGATAATCCATTACGTTCCATAGATTTAAAGTTTTCGCCCATAATGTCATATTCAACACCGTTAGCAGTTATTGTTATCATTTTTCTCGTCCTCCTAATAATCTTTAACTTGTACGTCTGATACGTCCTTGAATTTAATATCTTCAAAACCTAATCGTTCTGGGTTATTTACATACTTGTCATAAGCTTTATCTGCTTCACGTTCCTTGATGCTTTCTAAATCGTAGTTAGCTTTCACAGGCACAGTTACCTCTTGTTCCACTTCTACTTTGATTTTTAGTGTAATTGTTGTTTCATCATTCACTTAGATCACTTCGCTTTCTTGCGATTTCTTCTGACCTTTTGCAATTCCTCGTATTTTATCCATTGCATACCTGTATATACTGGAGCTTTACATATCCATACAAGCTCAACATCTGGGTATAAATATCTAAATATCTTAGCTTTCAATTTAGCTGTTTCAGTAGCCATACCTTTAACGTCTATAACTTCAATTAGTTCGCTATCTTTCCACAATGCAAAGTCTGCTATATACTCTGCTTTGCGTTGCTTTTTCGTCTTAGGTATTAATTCATATTTAGGTTGTAACTCAATGTAATCAAACTCACCTGTATTGAGTTGGCTTTCTAAATATTTGAAATACTCGCATTCAACTTTGCTATCAAACACAATCCCTTTATATTCAACTTTCTTAGCATTGTATTTACTCAAATTGCCCACATCCTATAGATAATCAAATATGCTTGTTTGTTCTTTGTCATTCAGGTTATATATACGCTTGATTTCATCTAATCTTTCGTCAGTTACGATATCTTCATCAATTCCTAGCGACTTTTTCAATCCAGCTACACTATTTCTGTTTCTATCTAGTGGAATAACTGTCGCTACAACTTTTGAATTTTTATCCTTTAACGTGTATCTCTGACTTAATCCCATTTAACACACCTCACGAACAGCCGCTGTAGTATTACGCTTAGCTTTCTCTGCAAATAAAAGTTCGTCTAACATTGAATCGTCTCCATGCGAACCATCAATAAACTTCTGTGCGTAAATATCACTTATATTAGGATTCTCCAGAAAATCTTTTACATATTGAATTGTTTTTACCATGCGTCTCTCTCCCTGTAATCATCACCAAGCACTCTTACTTGGCGTGAATTATGTTTCATACGTGAATTGATACGTTGCCAATTCATGTTCTGATTTAACTCTTTATCGCTAAAGTTGGTAGTGAAGATGTTGTTTTTACCTACTCTGTTATCAACTATGCTAAATAGTTTGTTTAATGTATGTTCTGTGTTCTCAACACCTATATCGTCTAATACAAGTAAGTCTATGCTGCTAAGTAATTTGACTAACTCGTCTGTAGTTTCAACTGCATTTTTATTGTAAGTAGCTTTGATACGATCCATTAACATTGGTATGTGCATAAATGCTACTGAATAACCTTGTGCTTTAACTGCTTTAGCAATTGCATATGCTAGGTGTGATTTACCTGTTCCATATGAGCCTTGCATGATTAATGACTTAGGTTTATCTATAGAAAATGTTTTAACGTACTCTATAGCAGTTTGTTTAGCATCTGTTTGTGATTGGTTCTGTGGTTGATAATTGTTCACTGTAACTTCTTGTAATGAGTAATTAACATTAGATTGATTAAATATACTATTGATTGCTTTCTGCTTACGTTTTTTCTCTGCTTCTTTGCCTGCTGCAATCATGCTACACTCACAACCATCACGATATTCATAACCACTACTAAATGTGTGTAGATCATATCTGTTACCGCACTTTTCACAATAAAGTCCTTTTTCTACGTCATTAGCTTCATATTGTTTAAGCGTTTCTGTTATTCTAGGGCTTAACATGCGTTTCATTTAATCACTCCTAATCCCAATAACTAGGGTCATACTTCATACGTTCTAGTTTGTCTTGTCCAGTATTTTTTATTTCTTGATTGAGATAGCCTTCAAATTTATTGCCGAATAATGTTTCCGGTCGTAAGAACTTTTCCATCTCAGTACCTTTCCATTCAGTAACTTTATTGTTAATTACAGTTTGAAATGCTTGCTCGTCAAAACCGTCTTTAAATCTAGATTTGATTAAGTCTCTAGTCTTCCTAGTTGTAGCTTTATAGTGCTTACCTGCTGATTGATTAAGATATTCTATAATTGATTCATAAGGATACACAGTCGAGGAACTCGACATAGTATTACCATCATTATTAGTATTGTTATTATTAGTTAAATCATTATTAGTTCTATTATTATTAGTAGTATGCCCTTGACGGTTTTCCGTTTGCCCGTTTTCCGCTTGCCCGTTTTCCGCTTGCCCGTTTTCCGCGAAAGGCATTTCGGTTGGAGTTTCATAAACTAGGTATTCATAACCTTTAAATGTACCTTTGTCGCTTCTCTTTAAAGTACGCTTTATATATCCCACATTGATTAACTCGTTTACAGCTGAATTAACCGATTTAACTCCATCTTTCATGTGCTTCTGAACTTCACTTGTATATATTTGCCAATCATTAGGACGACTTAATAAGTAAAGCAAAACTCCTTTAGCCCTGGCAGATAATTTATCATCGTATATAAATCCTTTATGGACTAATACGAAATCACCATCTTGTTTAATTGTTCTAAATGTTGCCATGTTTTTCACCTTCTCCGTACAAAATCCATTCAGTTTTTAACTTGAATATGAATGCCATTAATTTGATTTTCTTCATGTGTGGTATTAAAACTCTGTTTTCCCAACGATTAACTGTTATTCTTGTAACTCCCATGATTTCTGCGAACTCGGTTTGATCAAAATTTCTTTGCGTTCTAATTTGCATAATCCTATATGCAATGCCGATTCTGTCTTTATAATTAAGAGGTCTTGCTATCACTGTTTCTCACCTCGTAACATGCTATTTAATTTGTCATTTACATCCACCCAAGCATTTTCTAAATGGTGTAGTTTATTAAAACTACTCATTCCCATGTCGTGCTGTTGGTTGTGATGTTTTCTACATAGTGCTAACACTTTGTTTCCATAATGATTTATCTTGTTTCTATTTCTCCCTCTACCTACTGCTTGATAATGTGCTAAATCGCTATTTGGAGCGCCACATATGACACAAGTTCTATTAACGGTAGATTTATATAGGAAATACTTATCGTTGCTCATAAGGTCGCTAGTAGCCTTGTTCATTGGTACGTTGTTAGTGAATATAAAATCAAGTATTAACTCGATTAATTCACCTGCTTGTCGTCTACTGCAATTGCTCAATGATATAGGTTCATAAGCTTTGAGAAACTCTAATTGTTTTTGGAACATATACCTTAAATAATCCATTGGTTGTCCGTAATGATTGAATATATCTCGTACCATTGCGAAAACCTTTCTGCGTTGTTTATCTGTTATCTTATATGGATCACTAATAATTACATCACACTCTACTTCTAGTCCGTTATCCAACAGTAAGAAGTCTTTATTTTCTAAAGTTACACCCTCGATGACAGCAGTTATTGTCCCGTCATCTTGTTGGATGTAGTTTTTGATTATTGACATTTAATCAGTCCAATCAGAACGGGAGATCGTCAGTATTGATATCTGCGTTACCATTAGCAAAAGGGTTATCCTTAGCAGGTGCTTGTTGCGTCTTATCTTGACCACTTTGCTGTTGAGATTGTCCGTTTGATTGACCTTTAGTATCTAAAAACTCAATACGGTTAGCTGTAATACGTACTACTGAACGGTTATTACCTTCTTTATCAGTGAATCTATCTTGTTTAAGTGTTCCATCTACACCTATTTTTGACCCTTTTCCGCAATACGTATTTAGTAATTCTGCTGTCTTACCGAAAGCTACAATTTCAAAGAATGATGCGTCGTCTTTTTTATAAGGGTTTTCTACTGCCATTGAGAAGTTGATTACTTGTGTTTGTCCTGCTTGTTTAAGTTCTAAATCTTTCGTGATTCTTCCTGTGATTGCTACAATGTTCATATTTATTCATTCTCCTTAAATTTTGATTGTTTACTCCATTTATCAAGTGTGGAAATCATTCCAGCTATTTGATTGTTTGATAGTTGGTTAATATCGTTGATCCCTAGTTGTTGTTTAACTTGGTCTGTTGATACATCTTTGTTGATAGATTTCATTAACTCACTAAACATTGTTATCTCGTTTTCAAGCGTTTCAATATTCTTAGGGTCTACCTTCGAATACTTATCTTGTTTTTGCTTAGCATCTGCATCATCTTCATCTGTAGGTATGTTGAAGAATTTCATTAAGAAGTATCGTTCCGCATAAGTTAATGCTGTACCATGCGCTTGCGAAATATCACTTTGTTGACCGTATGCATGATAGTTAATTTCTAATTGTTCTTCTGGTTTGTCTGCATTTATCCATTTGTAAATCAAATCCATTTCTACAACGAAATCAATTACTTCATTACCTTTTTTGTTTTTGTAAGTGTGTGTAGTCCACTTTTCATTAGATGTACTTGGGACAAGTAATAAATTATGTTCAATCATTTTCGTTCTAATTCTGTGTAATATTTGAGATCCAGATACGTAGGAAAAATTGTATCCTTTAGTATCTTTAGTAAATCCATCTATATTAGCTTTAACATCAGCTATTTTTTGATATAAATTTAATTCTTCAGTCATCCAATGTGACCTCCTCATATTTGTCATCTTCTATATGTGTATGCTTAATCGCTATGTGATTAGTCATGTCAATTGTTGCTTCATCAAGTCCGTTAAACTCTCTACTTCTGCTAAATTGAGTTGAATAACTTATTTCTGGATTGTTATCGCTCGGCTTGTTTGTTACATAAATTGGTAATGTCTTATGTTTGATTAGATACGTCACTGTTTCTTTCATCTGTAACCAACCTTTCTCCAGTCATTACTAACTTAATATCATTAAATATTTCTAACGCTTCAACTACTGTGTTGTGGTCAAAGATGTACATTGATGCGTAACCTTTTTCGTAATAGTCACTAAAATGTGTGAAAGCTACGCCAAGTTCTGAGCCGTCAAATTGTTTGAATATTACATGTCCCTCTATATCTGAATGAGCTAATTTGATATTTAAATCTGTTACGATATTTAACAATCTGTGTTTATGCATTTGATTACCTCCTATGTTTTGGGGTATACTGTTATTGAATATTTTGTTAAATGTTTTTGACTGTTAAGCGTTGGCGCGCTTAGCGGTCTTTTTTATTGCCTTGAAAAACTCTGGCCAAAACCAACAGTATGCGATGAAGAATGTTGCAAAGTAGATTACTGTTAGATAAATGAAATCAGTTGTAAATATGAATGAAATTGACATTACAAAGATTGATGTTAAAACTGATAAAATACCGTTCATGTTATCCCTCCTTTAAAAATTTAAAGTTATCAATTAAATATTTCTGCATGTGTGGACCGACAAATCTATATTCATCATTGTTGTGTTTAGGTTTGTGTGAAAATGGCTCGATCTCTTTCCAAACCTTTTCATTTTTAATCATGTTCGCCATAATCCACGGACGACTTTCTTTTGTTTCTTGTTTTAATGTTTCCATATCCCACCACGTTTCAGTTGTCATGTTATTCCTCCTTTAAACTCATTTCTAATTGATAAGTTGTTTCATAAGATGGCTGCCATCGTTCTACAAAAGTCACTGCTTCTTCATATCTGCCACGTGGAATACTGTTATAAGTTGGCACTTGGAAAATGTTTTTAATACTTTTGTAAATTTCAGCAAATAATTTTTTTGAAGTTTCTTTGTAGTAACCGTTAAATTTATTTCTAACTATCTCAGCAACCTTCCTAGCAACTAATTGTTGTATGTGTTTTGCTTGTCCATGCATTATTGGATACGTTTCTTCTATATTAGTAATACGTTCATCTAATTCGGTATTTCCTTTTGCAATGAGCTGTATTTGTTCAGACGTTGTTAAGGGTTTTGTTTGATATATTCCAGTCTTTCTCAATTCCGGTAATACTTCTGACGTTACCCAACGTTTAAAACGTTTTGCAGAATCAAGTTTTGATGAAAAGATTAAACTATATAATCCTGACTCATTAATAATTACTGCGTTAGATTTATAATTTGTACCTGTACCCTGAATCAAGGTAGTGGTTTTATCTTCTGAATCTACATGAGTACTAATTGCGTTTTCTGGTTTTTTATAACCTAAAACTTCTGCTATATCCTTTCCTACAAAATAAGGTTCCTCATTAACGGTTATCGTTCTTACTGGTAAATCCTCAAAATTGAACGTTTGTAATTCTTGCATTTGATTTCCTCCTTTTCTTTCAGCACCCACATACAACATTCAATCTTGGCAATGACCTTATATGTATTATGGTGTGGCTCATATCGTCGCCTACTCTCGCTCATAAATGCTCTATGTGAGTGCTGAAGTTCGTTGACTAAACGTTTCCATCGTTTCATTTCGGGAACGTTTTAATCAAAAAAATAACCTACTTCTTCTTTGCTATATCCTAGTATTTTAGCGATAGCTATTAATTCATCAGCACCAATAGATACTGCCCCGCTTTCCCTCTTAGAATATTGAGATCTAGATTTCCAACCTAGCTCCTTAGTCATATATTCCTGACTAAATTCGTTGTCGATTCTAGTTTGTTTCAATCTTTCTAAATTCAGTTTCAAATGTGTCACCTCGTTTCCGTTTCCTATCGGGAACAATTCATATTATTGCAAACATGTTCCCGAATGTCAACACATTAAGTATATTTATTTTACGTTTTTAATTAAATTGCGATTAATTTCCTATTTAAAGGGATTTTTATCTTTTTCTATTGTGCTTATTGGGAACGTGTGTTATATTTGTATTGTTCCAATACGGAAACAAAATAAAAGGACGGTACTTAACTATGAGAAACAACGATGAAATCATTACTGTGATAACCAATTTAATGGACAAACAAAATCTATCAACTAGTGAATTAGCGCGCAGAACTAATATGGCTAAATCTACAGTTTCAAGATATTTAAATAAATCCAGAGAATTTCCGTTAAACAGAGCGGATGATTTTGCCAATGTTCTTAAAGTTACACCTGAATATTTGTTAGGTCTAGAAGAGAAACAAACGAAAAATTCTTTTGAAACCATCGCTGCTCATTTAGATGGTGATTTAACAGAAGAAGAATGGCAAGAGATATTGGATTATGCAGAATTCGTTAAAAGCAAGCGTAAAAAATAAGGAGTGTTTCCATGAGAAATTATGAAAATTTATTAGCAGAGTATGATGACCAAATCATCATTGAGGAAACCAATTTGAAGAAAGGTCTTGCAGGTTTATATTTAGGCGAAGTCATCCTTATTGAAAAACGCATGAATTCTGTAAATAAACTCGAAACTTTATATGAAGAAATCGGACATCATTTAGTTACATATGGAGATATTCGAGATCAATCCAAAATGTTAAATCGCAAATTCGAATTAAAAGCAAGACGTTTAGGCTCTGAACTAGCTATTTCTCTTGACGGGATTATTAATGCTTTCTTCCATGGAGTACATAACTTATTTGAGATGTCAGAATATTTCAACGTTTCAGAGGAGTATGTATTAAATACATTGAAGCATTATAAAATGAAATACGGTTTAGATGTATATTACAAGGGTTATGTAATTAAATTCGAACCTTTACAAGTGTTCGAACATTACAACTGGGAATAACCAATCTGCATCAACACCTGTAAACGTGTATGCAAATGTAGGTTGTTTAATATAAATTAACTTTATTATAAGGGAGAGATTTAAGATGGCAAAGGATGCTAAAGATTTAACAAATGAAGAATTGTTAGCAAGACAACAACAGCAATTCGAAGAGTACAAAGAACAAGAAAAGAAAGGTAAGAAAAAGAAATGGTTTTGGGGTTGTGGAGGATGTCTAGTATTTATAATTATTATGGGTATTATTTTCGCTTCTTGTTCTGCATCAGTAGTAAATGAAGTTGATAAAGAAATAAATAATGATTCTGCAGAAGTAGAAAAAGATGACAACGCTTCTAAGGGGCAAAAAGCGGCGTTAAATTCTGCTAAAACTTATGCAGATACAATGCACATGTCTAAAGATGGTATTTATGACCAACTAACTTCTGACGCTGGAGACCAATTCTCTGACGAAGACGCACAATATGCAGTAGACCATTTAAAAGCTGATTATAAAGATAATGCATTAAAGTCTGCCGAATCTTATCAAGAGGACCAAAATATGTCTAAAGATGGTATCTATGACCAATTGACTTCAAGTTACGGTGACAAATTTACAGAAGAAGAAGCTCAATATGCAGTCGATAACTTAGAAAAATAATTTATATAGCCCCATGTAGGGGCTTATATATTTTACGAGGAATATTAGGAGGTAATGTAACATGAAAAAAATATTATTTTTAATATTAGCTAGTTTTTTGGTATTAGCAGCATGTGGCGATAAAGAAGAATCAAAATCAGAGAATAAGAAAGAAACTAAAACATCTGATAAAGAAAATAAGAAAGACGATAAGAAATCTAACAATCAAAAAGATTCAGATGAAGAAAAAGATAAATCTAATGAAGAAGTAGCTTCACAAGATAAAGACACTAATCAACCTCAAGAACAAGTAAACACTCAAGGTCAGCAGACTACACAACAGCCTATTCAATCACAAGAGCAAACTAATGCAATCAATGAACAAGACGGTTTCACTAGTGGACCAACAGAAGAAAATCCCGCCAATCTCAATCCTAACGAAGAACAAAACACTAATATGAACGGCGAACATGTAGTTTCTCCAGGTTGGACACAAGAAGAACAAAGCGCAGCATATGAAGAATATAAAAAAGGAAAACAAGCGCAAGCAGCAGCTGGACCAAGTGCAGTACCTGGTGCAGGTTTAATGGATTTAGATGAATAAATTCAAGGGCATTTAACTATGCCCTATATATTTTTATCTTTTTTAAGGAGGAATAACTATGACAGTCAAGAAATATAGCAACGGTAAATGGGGATATTACTTCGGTCACGAAGGTAAACGTTATCGTAAGCAAGGATACAAGACCAAACGCGAAGCTACTGAAGGCGAAACACAAGCGAAAAATCAACTTATGCAAGGTGTGATTATCAATAATAAAAGCTCGTTTATTGAATATTATAATCAATGGATTGATGTGAATAAAAAAGGTGTTATCACTGATCGTGCCTATCAAACATTTGTAAATGCTATTAATCAATTAAAATTATTTTTAGAAACTGAAATGATTACAGATATACGAATGGATAATTTCAACACCACTTTATATCGCAAGTTTATTAAATGGTATGGTGAAACGCATGCAACCGAATCAGTTAGAAAAGTACACAACTGTATTAAAGCGTCAATTGAAGATGCAATACAGGAAGGTTTGATGTTAAAAGACCCTACTTATAAAGCTGTTGTAAAAGGCAGTAAACCAACGCAACGAGAAGAAGACAAGTTTATGAGTATAAAAGAGTTCAATGGCTTAAAAGACTATGTACGTGGCACATATAAACAATCCTATTTGTTTATATATTTACTTATTATAACTGGTGGAAGATTTGGAGAAGTACAAAGATTAAATAAAACTGACTTCAATTTCGTAAATAACACTATTCACCTACCTGGAACAAAAACTGAAACATCAGATAGAACAATAGACATTCCTAAAATGGATATGAAGTACATTGAAACTGCCCTATCAAATATGCCGACTAATATGAGTGGTCAATTATTTAACACAGGTACATCTTTAATTACAAACAATGCAGTGACTAAAGTTTTACAAAAATATTGCTTAGAAAACAAACTAGGCAAATATACCCTGCACTCTATCAGACACACCCACTGCTCTTATCTACTTCATAATGGTGTATCAATATATTATATTTCAAAACGATTAGGACATCGTAATATCAAAACAACAATGGATGTATATTCTCACCTATTAGATGAAACAGCAGAAATTGAAAAAGACAAGGCTATGACTGCATTAGAAGCAATGCCAACATCGTTGGCGTAA